AAACGAATTAGCAAAAACTGGTGACGCTGATGTAACTCAACTTTTAGTAGAATACACACTAGAAGTTAAGAACGAAGCTGCTCACGGTATTATTGCTGACTTGGCAGAGTAGTAAAGGTTTAATGGAACTTACTCCATTATTGAATGCAGAGGTTGTAGGTCATGCCTACACCTCTGTTATTCTTTTTATTGTGACATTTTAATATGACAAAACCAAATACATTTAGAACGGCTGTAGCACACGATACAGATCAAGGTTTAGTGATTGAAACTAGACAAGACATCAGCGATATTTTAGAAGCAAATTTAGCTGAACGTAATTCAAAAGACAAGCATACACGTTGGGGTGAAGACGTATTCGATAATAAGATTGCATCTATTCCACTTACTGTGATTGATGACCTTAACAAAAAAGGTGTTATGCGTGGCTTTCATATTTTAGATAATAAACGCTTCAAAGAATTCTTAAACAATCCAGATAACAAAGTATTTAGAACACGAGAAGGTAGAGTGTAATGGCTTTTACATCATATACAACATTAAAAAGCACGATAGCAGACTATCTTGCTCGTAGTGATCTAACATCACAAATACCAGATTTTATTACTTTAGCTGAAAATAGATTAAGACGTGATCTTCGTATCCGTCAAATGCTAAAAGTAGTTACAACAACAATGACTGCAGGTGATAGCACAGTTGCATTACCTAGCGATTTTTTAGCTATGCGTGGATTATATTTAGCAACTAATCCAGTAGCTACAGTAGAGTATTTAAGTATACCTAGTTTTTATACTAACGGTAGAATTACAGAATCTGGTCAACCTACAAAATATACATCTTTAGGTGCTGAATTACAATTTGCACCTATACCAGATAGTGCATATACACTTAACATGATTTATTATGCAGCACCATCATATTTAAGTTCAGAAGTTTCATCCAATGTATTTTTAGCTAATTGCCCAGATTTATTATTATATGGTGCTTTAGGTGAAGCTGAACCATATTTAATGAACGATGCAAGATTACAAACATGGGCTTCTTTATATGATAGAGGTCTTAATTCATTAACATCTTCAGATGATTCTAGTGAGTATACTGGCAATCTATCTATCACAACAGCATAGGAGCAAAACATGGCAGAAATGAGTAATTATTTAGAGAATGCACTTATCAATGCAACTCTACGAAACACATCATATACATCACCATCAACAGTTTATGTAGCATTATTTACATCTGATCCAACAGATGCAGGTTCTGGTACAGAACTATCTGGCAATGGATATACAAGAAAATCAGCTACATTTGGTGCACCATCTAACGGTGCTTCAGTAACAACTGCAGATATTACTTTTGACCAAGCAACTGGTTCATGGGGTACAGTATCACACATTGGTATTTATGATGCTTCAACATCTGGTAACTTACTTTACCATACACCATTAACAACATCTAAAACTATTGATACAGGCGATATTTTTAAAATAGCTTCAGGTAGCCTATCTGTTACATTAGCTTAAGGTAAATTATGCCAACACCAATGACGCTAGAAGAGCTAGGAATCTGGTGCTTGTATTAATTTAGCTGATGCAGTTATTACATCTAATGCAGACGTAACAGCAGAAGCAAATAGATTAAGAACAGGTGAAGCAAGTATTACAGGCGATGCTACTTTAGTATCTAGTGCTATAAGAGTAGCTACTGGAGATGCTGTTATTACAGGAAATGCTCAATTAGAAGCTGATCCTACAAGAATTACTTTTGCTAGTGGAAGCATTTTAAGCGATGCTACAGTATCTGCTGATGCTGTAAGGGTGTTAGTAGGTAATGGTGAAATAAATGCGTTAGCAAGCGTTTCTGCAAGTCCTATAGCTATTTATGAGTCATCTGCAGACATAACTTCTACAGCTGAAGTAACAGGCGAAGGTATTCGTTATAGACTTTCAGAAGGAACAATTACAGCTAATGCTCAAGTTGAGTCAGAAGCTAGCTAATAGGCTAGGTGAAGAATGGAATAACGTACCTAGTGGTTCAGAAACATGGTCAAATGTTTCAGCAGGAAGTAATACTTGGAATAATGTTAGTGTAGGTTCAAATACATGGACAGACATTGCAACAGGAAGTAATACTTGGAATAACGTTTCATCTAGCAGTAATACATGGGTTTAATTTAAGGAACAATTATGGCAAAGACAAAAATTTCAGAATATTCATCAACCAGTGCTGGTGCTAATCTAAACACCGACATTGCAAATATTAATATTGATGAGGGTTGTGCACCTTCAGGTATTAATAATGCTATTCGCACATTGATGGCACAAGTTAAAGACTTGCAATCAGGTGCAAGTGGTGACACTATACCTATTGCAGCTGGTGGTACAGGTGCAGCAAATGCTACTACGGCTAGATCAAATTTAGGTCTTGCTATCGGTACAGACGTACAAGCATATAATGCTAACTATGTAGCATCTAATTCAAACAATTCATATACAGGCAAACAAACATTTGCTGGTACATCTTCAGTATTAGCATCTAAATTTACAAACGCTTTAGAAGGTGTAACTGTATCAGCAACAGCAGCTACAGGTACTATTAACTATGATGTAACTACACAGTCTGTGTTATACTATACAACTAATGCAAGTGCAAACTGGACTGTAAACTTTAGAGGTTCATCAGGCACATCTTTAGATACAGCAATGTCAACAGGTGAAGCTATCACAGTCGTATTCCTAGTATCACAAGGTGCTACAGCATACTATAACAACGCAGTTACAATTGACGGTTCATCTGTTACACCTAAATATCAAGGTGGTACAGCATGGTCAAGCGCAGCTCAAACACAATTCAAATAGGAATTAACAATGTCATTATTGTCAAGACTAGCCGTACAAGCCGCAAGAGCTTATGGTATCTTATCGTCCGCAGATAAAACAAAAGTAGCAGCATCTTATCTTGTTGTTGCTGGTGGTGCTGGAGGTGGATTTGATATAGCTGGTGGTGGTGGTGCAGGTGGATACCAAACGTCTACTGCAACATTATCAACTCTTAATACTTACTCTATTACAGTTGGTGCAGGCGGTGCAGGCGCTACATCTAATTCTGCTCAAGGTACAAATGGTGGAGTATCTTCTTTATCAGGCACAGGTCTAACTACTGTAACATCTACAGGTGGCGGTGGCGGTGGTACAAATAATACTAGTCTATATGCTGGAGTTTCTGGAGGTTCTGGAGGTGGTTCAACTAATGGTGCTTCTGCTGGAACAGGAACTTCTGGACAAGGTAATGCTGGCGGTGTTGGTACTACTGCTTTAAATGCTTTTTCTGGTGGTGGTGGAGGTGCTGGAGCAGTTGGTGGAGCTGGTTCTTCTTCTGGCGGAAATGGTGGTAACGGTCTTGCATCTTCTATTAGCGGTTCAAGCGTTACTTATGCAGGCGGTGGTGGAGGTGGTGCTTATACTGGAACTAGAGGTACTGGTGGTACAGGCGGTGGAGGTAATGGAGGTCCTGACTTAACAGTTGGCTCTGATGGTTCTGTTAATTTAGGTGGTGGCGGTGGTGGTGGTGGTCGTTCTAGAGCAGGAGGTGCAGGCGGTTCAGGCATAGTCATCATATCTTACACATCTGCTACACCTAAATTTGTAGGTGGCACTCTTACTACTTCAGGTGGTAATCAAATACATACATTCACATCTTCAGGCACATTAAGCCCTCTTACACCTGTAACAGCTAGTTATTTAGTTGTAGCTGGTGGTGGTTCAGGTGGAGATGCTGGAGCAGGTTTTAATGCAGGCGGCGGTGGTGCAGGCGGTTTACTTACAGGTTCAACAACTATTTATTCAGGTGCAACTTATGTAGTTACAGTTGGTGCTGGTGGCGCACCTGTAGCTAATGGTTCTAATTCAGTATTATTAGGAACAGGTCTTACTACCATAACATCTACAGGTGGTGGATATGGTGGATGGGCTAATTCTGGAAATACTGGAGGTTCTGGTGGTGGAGGTGCGGGAGCTTCTGGTGTTGGTTTATCAGGTAGTGCTGGAACAAGCGGTCAAGGTTTTGCAGGTGGAAATGGTAATGGAGGAGGTAATGGAGCAGGGGGCGGTGGAGGAGGTTCTAGTGCAGTTGGTGCTAATGCTTCTACAAATACAGGTGGTAATGGTGGTGCAGGAACTGCATCAAGTATCTCTGGAACATCAGTAAGCTACGCAGGTGGTGGTGGTGGAGCTGGTTCTAGCACAGCAGGAACTGGTCAAGCTGGTGGTGGTAATGGTTCAACTTCTGCAACTGGTTCAAGTGCTGCTCCAACTACAGGTTCAGGTGGAGGTGGTGCTTATTCAGCAGCAAATAAAGGCGGTTCAGGCGGTAGCGGAACAGTTATCATCTCATACGCTGGCTCACAAGTATTTAACGGTGGTCTAGTCACATCATCAGGTGGTAATACTATCCACACATTTACAGCTACAGGTGCTTTAACACCACTTACTAA